CGCTCAGCGGTCCGCGGCCGATGTACATCAGCCGCGTGCCGCCGCCTTCGCCGCCCGAACTGCCGGCCAGCGCGGGCACGCCGACGCCGCCCAGGATCGCCCCCGGCGCCGCCTCCAGATTGACGGGCGCAAACCCCGGCCGGTTCACCAGGACGCCGAGCGGATTGTTGAGCGCGTTTTGCAGCTTGACGCATTCCTGATCGTCGATCGACCACGGATCGCTATCCACGTTCACGCCCAGCTTGCCGATCCCGTAGACCTTCATCTCGCCCATGTCAGCACCCGTCGCCCGAGAGGCCGCCGCCGAACAACTCGTCGAATACACCCTCCATCACGGCAGGTTGCTGTTCCTGACGCGGTTCACTGATGGTGAGGATCGCTTGTTTCTCCGTCGAGTAGACGGCGAGCCAGGTCGTGTCGGGCACGAACGCGCCGCTCTCGCCGTTTTGTTTGCCGAGCGCGAACGACGCGATCCAGGCCATGAGCGCCTGATCCGACTCGCCGGGAATCGGATTCATCGTCTCCATGTCCATGGTCGCCGGCAGCGTCGGCACGTAGACGAAGCGCAGCAACACGGTCGCCGTGAGTTTCGGCGCGATGTAGACGATCGGCGGCGCGACCGGCGAGCCCGCGTTGGTCACCGCATAGAACACTTCGGCCGGCCCGGTGGCGTCGACCGCGCTCCGGCCGAGCGCGTTCAGAAAATCGGTCGACGTGTACTTGCGCGGGACGAAGCGCAGCGTGCGGATGCCGCTCACCTGCGACGTGTCGCGCGGCATGATGGCCAGGACGCGGAGCGTGTCCGGCGGCACGCCGGTCAGCACCTCGTCGCCGGATTTGTAAAACACGTTCGTGATGTCGACCTTGAGAAAGTGCTCCTCGTGGAGATCGACCAACGCGCGCCAGAGGTCGCGCGCCCCGGCGATGGCGTGATCGAGCAACTCCGTATCGGCGTAGAACGTGTCCGGACTGATGGCGCCCGTCTGCACCAACGGCGCGAGAATTTGCGTCCGCGTCCGCGCGATGATGGCCTTGAAGGGCGTCGGCATCTCAGCTCCAGATCAACCGGAGGCCGGTCACCACGCCGCCCGCGTTCAGCACGAACGACACGACGGCCGACCCGAGTGCGATCGTGGACGGGTCGGTCGGATGGAGCGCGATCCCGGTATCGCCCGCGATCCCCTTCAAGGTGATCGGCGCGACGTTGCCGGCCGGCGGCACGATGGTCACGGCCACGGGCGTGGCGCCGCCGATCGGCGCGGCGATCACGTTCGAGCCGATGGCCAGGTTGATCAACTGACTGACACCGGGACTGGCCGGATTCTGGAGGGCGGCATTGGTCTGCGTCGCGGTCACGTCGCCGGTGAACGTGATCGTTTGCGTGCGGGCGCTCGCGGTCGGCATGGACTCTCCTCCAGCGGATCAGGGTTTCGCAACATGGACGGTCCCGCCGACGCTCAGCACGTTGTCCATGAACGTCTGATACTCCGTGTGCAAGGCGTGAACCGTCGCGATGGCCGCGCTGTACTCCTGCGTCGCGGTTTCGAGCGTGACGGTCGCCACGTCGAGGGCTTTCCGTCGCGTCTCTACGTCGCGCACGGCGGTGTCGATCTTCGAGGCCAGCTCCAGCATGGTCCCCTTGGGCTCAGTCATCGGTTCGTCCTTTGGTTCGGCCGCTGGGCGCGCACGCCGCGGCCGTGTGCTTTTGGCCATTACCCGATCTTCGGCGCGGCGCCGCGCGTGAGCTTTTTGAACGCTTCCCAGGTGATCCAACCGATCGCGCCAACCGCGCCCGTGATGTTCAGCACCAACGCCGTCGCCTCGGTGCAGGGCACGCCGTCCGGCCCGAAATCGAAATCGAAATGGGCAATGGCCGCGGCCGACACGTTCGGCACGAGCGGGATCGGCGTGCCCGCGCCGTCCTGGAACGTCCACAATTCAGCGGCGGTCACCGTCGTGACTTCGATGTGCAGCTTTTGCAGAAAGATCGTCTGCAACAGAATCAGCGGCACGAGCGTGATCAGGCCGGTGTCAACCGCCTGGACGCGATAGTTGCCCGAGACGGTGCCGAAAAAGTCGCGATTGCGTTGATAGGGATCAGTCATGGATCACGTCCAGAACGTAGCGTGGTTGGCGACGACGGCCGGACTGAGCGCCGTCCCATAGAGCACCAGTTCGTCGATGTCGACAACGCCGCCGAGCACGCCCGCAAAGAAATTGTTGAACAGGCTCACGACCGTCACGCCCGGCCACGCGGCGGCCGTGCCCGCCGGCACACCGTTCAGATAGAACGTCACCGCGCCCGCGTTGCAGACGACGGCGAGGTAGTACTTTGTGTCGAGGAGGATCGCATTCGAGAGATGATCCCCGCCGTAGTACAGATCAACGTAGTAGAGCGGGCCGGCGCCGCGGAACAGGTACAGCCCCAAGGCGGTATCGCCGACGATGAACGCGTAGTTGCTGGCGCCGTTGAAGCCGTGGAGCGCGAATCGACATTCGATCGTGCAGGTCGTTCCCAGCACCAAGGGTACGGGCGAGGCCGACGACACGAGGCCGCTCGTCGGTCCGGTCGGCGAGATCACGATCTGGCCGAGGATCACTTGCAGGAGGTTCCAGCCGTCCGCGTAGTGGAGGCGAAGATTGTAGGTGCCCGGCTCCGGCGTGCCGCCGACGTTGTTATTGACCGGCATCGACATGCTGCCGGCGCCGGTGGCCGTGATGTACTTCCAGCCGACATATTGCTCGATGGGGCGGCCGACTTTCGTCAGCGTGAACCAGTTCGTCGCGACTTGCTGGCCCGCCGGGATCCCCGCCCACGTTACCGTGAGCGTGCCCGTGGGCGCGACGACGGACGGGCTCGCCGTGATCGTGATCGGGAACGTCCCCAACCCGCCAGGCAGGTTCGTCGCAATGCCGAACGTCCCATCGTGGAGATCGCTCGGCTGGCGGAATCGCACGCCGGCCAAATTCTGGCCCGGTCCGCCAGCGCCGCCGCCGTTGAAGTCGTGGAAATTTCCCGACGAGTCGGCGAAGACATTGCCGCCGCTTTCCTCGAACCGCCAGTACCCGAGCGGCGCCAGGGCGAGGATCAGGCTCGCGTAGTCGACCATCGGCACGATCTTTTGGAACGCTTCCCAGGAGATCCAGCCGATCGCGCCCGTCGCGCCCGTGACGTTCAGCACGAACGCGGTCGCTGCGGCGCACGGGACGCCGTCCGGCCCGAAATCAAACTCGAAATTGGCGACGGCCGCGGCCGACACGGACGGCACGAGCGGGATCCCGTTGCCGTCCTGGAACGTCCACAGTTCGGAGCCGGCGCCGGTCGTCACTTCGATGTGGATCTTCTGGACGAAGATCGTCGATCGCAGCGGCGCCGCCGCAAGGGTAATCAGGCCGGTGTCCGCCGCGAGCACGCGGTACGCGCCAGACACCGACCCGAACAGCTCCCGATTGCGCGAGTAGCTATCCGACATCAGGCCTTGACGGGCACGATCGGATTCGGCAGCGCGTACGTCACCCAGCCGAACGACCGACCGACCGCGGTCGAGGGCGCGCTTTCGGTGACGACCATGATCACGTTGTAGGCGGCCGACACGAGGCCGCCGATCGCCGGCGCCACCACCATGCCGAAGCGTCCCGCGGCGGTCAGGTACGCGCCATTGAGGCCGCCCCAATTGCCCGCGCTGGCCGCGGTCAGGCGTTCGCCGACCAGGAGATCGGTCGCCTTGAGGTTCGTCGCGAGAAACCAGCCGTTGGCCGCCGCGGCATCGCCGATTGTCAGGACGACGGTACCGCCGCCGGTCCAGAGGACCGTCGACAGAAAGCCGATGTCGAGGAGCACGGCGCCGATGGGAATCGGAAACGTCGCCGTGTGCGTGAGCGTCACCGCGTCCTCGACGAACGCCGCCATCAGCGTCTGGACGGGATTCAGCGCCTGGAGCGTGGGCGCGGCGCCCGCGACGCCGCCGCCGACGCCGGTCCCGGCCATGAATTGATCCGTCAGGCCATCGATATAGACTTCGTTCCAGCTCGGAGCGTTTTGGAATCCGACCGGCGGGCCGCCGGCCGCTGGGCCGCGTTGAATACGACGTGTCGGCATGACGCACTCCTCCGTAGGGTTCCTGTGGGGCGCGTGCCGATCAGGCGCACGCGCCATGCTGGAACCAGGACCGTGACGTGTGGACGCCTCCTGTCAGGCGGTCAGCCGACGCCGGGTGTTACGGCGTGGTGAGACAGAACCCGTCGCCGCCGTCTGCCGCGGCCGAGATCGTGAACGTGTCCGCCAACGTCACGAGCGCCAGGCGGAGGCCAGCCGCCAGCGGGAAGCCGTTCGGCGAGAGATAGATCCCCTCCTGGAGCAAGCCGGGGTTGCCGCTGCTCACCGCGCCGAGCGGGATCACGAGCCGGCTGTTCGCGGTCAGGCCCGAGATCGCGGCGTCGGTGCCTTCATCGAACAGCTTCAGGTACGACGCGGTCACCGAGCCGGCCACGTTCGTCTTGCGGATGTAGATCGCAAAGAGCCGCGCAGTCGTCGTCGCGCCGTACTGGCCGCCGTTGGCCGCCGTGATCAGACCGAACGGGGTCACGGTGTTGTTGGGCAATTGCGTGAACCGGAGATCCGGGCACGACTTCTGTTGCGCCAGCCACTTTTTGAGCGCCTGAAACGCGAACTGCGCACCGGGCGAGGCGCCCGCCAGCGCGATGTCGACGCGTTGCCAGGTGAGCGCTTCCGCTTCGAGCGCGGGGAGTGCGGGAAGAACAGCCATTAGTCAGTTCCTTTCAAATGCGATTCGTCGGTGACGCGCAGCGGCAAGTCGGACGGGCGGCCGGCGTTCAGGATGCGTTCGCCGGTGCGCGCCTGGAGCGAGCGCCAGGCCTCGCCGGTGGCGTGGTACACGTCGTCGTGAACGTCGCGATCGATCTGCGCGCGATCGTCCGCGTCGCGCTGGTCGAGCGCTTTGCCGTACTTGCTGCCGCCTTCAAACATGGCCTTACGCATCAGGTCTTCGGTGAGCGGACCGCCTTCGATCGCCCAGGTGTCGCGCTCGATCAGCTCGCCGACGATGTACTGCAAAAACCCCTCGGACCATCCCTCCATGCTGCAAATCCAGGTCACCGGGACCAGGTCATACCGCACGAACATGGCCGTGTCGTTCTGGTCGTCGACGATCGCGGCGCCGGTCAGGCCGCGGCTGTACTTTTTGACACGCGCGAGATGAAACACGGGCCGCTTGCGGCCGGGCAAGATCCGGATGTCGTGATCGAAGGCCCACAACCCTTGTTGCCACCAGAGCGGCGGCGCTTCCAGGTTGAAGGGGTTCAGATCCGGAATGTAAATCTCGCCCAACTCAGTCATGGCTCACCGCCGCGCACGGCCGCCGGTCGTCGTGGCCGCCGCGGGCGGCTCGGGCGGCGCCGGGGCGTTGTTGCTGCCGGCGTCGGCATCGTCCTGGAGATCGACTTTCTCGGTCCCCATCTTCGCGTCGAAGTACGACGGACCGCCGGCATCGATCGGCGTCGCCGCGGTCCCGAGGCCCATCACCCGGCGCCGATCGAGCCGCTCGCCGGCCTTGCTCTGCTCGATCGGCGTCACGTTCCCGAACGGATATTTCAGGCCGACGATCCCGATCAACGATTCGATGATGTCGGGGTCGCCGAGCGGATCCTCCGTGCCGTGAATCGGATTCTGCTTGTACGCCGCAATCGCGATCTCGCGCGGGACGTTCGGATGGGCGCCCGGCTCGAAGTGGTAGTGCATCCCGTCCCACGTCGCGGTGAGGATCGACTTGCTGGTCCGATTGACTAACGTGACGTTGTCGCCGAACTGAGCCATGTTCTAACGCGTCCTTTTCTTCCGCCGGAGCTGACCGGGAGGTCGTTCCTCCAAGGTGATCGCGGGCCAAGGGAATTAACTCCGGAGGATTACCCCTTTGGATCAGGCGGCCCGAGTCAGGCTCCGGCGAACTTGTGTTACTATTCCCCGCGCACCACCACGAAGGTCATGCCGGTGAGCGCATCGAGCCGCGCGCACTTGCCAGGGTTTCTGCAAAACAACTGATATCTCTTGTAGTACCACGCCTCCCAGGCGTGCCGCGCGTTGACGCCCGTGCCGTCACGCACGAGGATCTCGCCGCTGGAGCCCGACACCCACTTGCCTTTTTCGCTGGTGTAGCGCACGAAGTCGCCGCCCTTCGTGTCGACCAGGAACATTTGCCGGAGGCCGAGCGTGCGGATCGCTTTGTAGGCGACCGCGCCCATGGTCAGATCTTCCTGCTGGAACGCGGCCGTGCCGCCGTCCGGATTCCGCCGGCTGGCGGCGTCCGCATAGCGGCGATCGGCTTGCGTCAGGAGGATGTACACACGACGGACCGAGTGATGCGACCAGATCGCGTCAATTTCCCCATCGAGTTTTTGGTTGACGATGTCCGACACGCGCTGGAGGAGATCGAACGACAGCGCGCCCGTGTTCGCCGACACGTACGACTGATAGTTCGTCCAGAGCGAGCGGTCGACGCCGAAATAGTTCTGGCGGTAGGTGCCGTCGTCGATCAGCGCGGTCAGCCCCCACGGCGCTTTCTCGTACGCCGTGTCGACCACGTCGGTAACGCCGGTATTGGCCGCCTGGACGACGTAGTCGCCCGTCGTCCAGCCCGGCGCGAGGCTCGCGGTGAAGTCGGTCCCGTCGCTGTTGACCGCGGTCACCTTGGGCGTGTTCGCCCGAATGGCGCCGGTGGTCGGATTGATCGCGGCGACCGCCATGCCTTTCTTGATGTAGCGGTTGCCGAAGGCGGACGTGATCGCGACGCCGGCCGACGAGATGTTGCCGGGGCTGTTCAGCTCCACTTGCGCGGCGGCGGAGGTCGCATCGACGATGCCGAAGACGCCGCGGCCATCGGTCCCGAGGTAAAACTCCTCGCGGTAGCTGATGTCGTCGATCAGGCGCTCCATGTTCTCGGTGCGCGAGCTGCGGTACGACCCCTCGCGCGACTGCGTGTCGTCGAGTTGTTCGTTGGTGACGCGCCACCGCGCCATGATCTTTTTCTGGCTGATGAAGCCGGTGATGTACTTCTGATTGTCGGCCACGGGAATGGCCGAATCGGATCCGACCGCCATCGGCGAGTTGTTGCGTTCGACGTGGGCGGACCATTCCTTGCCGCGTCCGCCATCCCACGGGCTGTCTTTCAGCTTGAACGCGTCGCGGAGCTGAAACTTTTTCAGCACGCCTTCGGCGATCACGTCTTCGTACGTGTTCTTGAGGAGGCCGTCCTCCGTCGCCGAATCAGAACCGGGACCGGCCCACAGCAGGCCGTCGGGCGATTGACTCAGGTGAGACAGGAAATCGCCGACGCGGCGAATTCCGGTGTAGAAAAACAACTGCATGGGCGTGTTCCTCGCTCCACAAGCCCGAGAGAGGAAACGCGAGCGATCATCGGCCGAGGCGCTCCGCCTCTTTTTCGGCCTGGTCGAGCATTTCTCTGACGGACAATTTGGAGTAATCGGGTTTTTCTGGCGCCTGCACGACGGGGACGGTGCGTCCGCCGCGCGGGACGACGTGCCGTTGTGCAAGGGGGACGGTCGCTTGTCGGCGGGCGGGTTCGAGCATGTCGCCGACGTACTCTTTGACGAATTCGTCGATCAGCGTTTCGTCCCCGCGGTTATAACGCGCTTGAAATTTCGCAAACCCGTCCGGGTCCTCGCGCCTGTCGGGCATCGACGCGCCGAACGCCGCGCGCAGCTTGCGCGCCTGACCCGGTGTGAGCGTCGTCGCACCGATCTCCTCCGCGAACCGCGAGTCGAGCGATTCGAGGAAGCGATCCGCCTGTTGGTTGTAGATGTGGTCGCGCGCCTCGGTGAGCGTCGCGCCTTCATCGACCAGGGCTTTCACCGACGCCAACCATTCGGGCGTGATGCCTTTCAGGTGGGCGAACTGCGGCAACGCGTAGAAGGCGTTGGCGACCTTCTCGGCCTCCGCCTCGTCTTCGTTCGGCGGCGTGGCGCCGACGAGTGCCGCGAGTTTCTTGTCGCGATCCTTGATCTCGCGCTGGAGACGCTCGATGTCGGACGCGGTCCGATTGATCAGCGTTTCGGATTTCTTATATTTCTCCGGCGGGATCCAGGCAGAGCGATCTTCGGGGTAAACGTACTGACCAGCGGGCGGCTGCGTCGTGCCGGCCGGCGGCGTCGTGCCGGCGGGCGGCTGGGTCCCGGCGGGCGGTTGAGTGCCAGCGGGCGGTTGGGTCCCGGCGGGCGGCTGGGTGCCACCGGGATCGCCACCAGCAGGGGCGCCGCCGCCACTGCCGCCGTCGCCGGCCGCAAACAACAGTCCGTTCGAGATCGATCCAGTGAAACGCGAGAGGAATCTATTGAACATAAGGTGTCCTGATGTCTTACGCGGTCGATCGCGGTCAGGGTCTTACGCGGGGGCGGGTCGGGTGTTACGTGGAAAACTTTGTCAAGCAGAGCACTTGTCGTACGTCGGTTTGGCGATCAGCCTACGCCTGTACCTGAACTGATGCAAGCTCGGGTATGTCACGAAGGCGACAGACGGATCGGGCGGGACAGATCCGCACGGCGGAATTGTCGCGCGGGGGGCAGCTCTCCCGCCCGGTCCGCCTCGCCCGCACCAGGGTGCCACCAGGCGCGGGCGATCGTGGCCGGTTCCAGGTCCGGCGTCGTTTCCGTTTCCAATCCGCCAGCCGGAGCCGATGGCGGAAGCACCGTGCAAATTTTCCGCTCGGCTCGCCGCATTCGCCACAGCCCCCGGCGGCCCGGTACCGCCGCCAGCGCGCCCGCATGCGCGGCCGATAGTACGCCCGCTGATACGCCCGCCGGTGTTCGACGTTGGCGAACGGCATCAGAGGAACAACTCCGGTTGCTGCTGAATCTCGGCGTCCCACACGTCGACCAGGGGGACGTTCGTATCGGGCCACTTCGAGAAGCCGGATCCATCGAACGAGTCACAGCCGGCCTTCAGCGCCATCTCGTACCGCCGCTTGCCATTGACGCGGCCCCAATGCGTCCAGATCCCTTTCGCCTTCGCGTAGGCCATCAGCGAGCGCACGTCGGCGGACTCTTTGTAGTCGGTCGACCCGCCGATGAACAAGGCGCCCATGTCGGCCCACGGCACGCGGTCGGCCGACAGGCCGTCTTGCGCGACAAACGCCGGAGGGAACCCCAGCCCGCGAATCAGCCGCGCCCAGAACGGCCAGCGGCGCAGCGTGGCGGCGGCATCGGCCACGACATCCGGCGCGGAGACGAACAGACACCCGCTGAACGCGCCATTGTCCACCGCCCAACGCCCGGCCTGGAGCTGCAACGCCGCGGGATCGTTCCATTGCTTCGGGACGATCAGATGACCGACTGTATCCGTGCGCGCCGTCCGCGTGGCCCCGGATACCAGCAACAACATCACTTGTCCTGTGGATTGGGGCGCGTCATGTTGTACATGCCGGCGGCGGCGCCCGCGGCGCCGCCCAGATAGCCGACCACCTTCGCCGCGGTCGGATGCCCCGAGTCCGCCAGCTTTTTCATGGCGCGCACCGCGAGCGCCGTTTGCAGCGCCTTCATCGCCGTCAGGCCCGCGGACGGACGCTCGCCCATCCACGAGTACATCGGATTCGACTCGATGTTGCCGCGTCCGAACTGCTGAATGGAGGATCCGACATCCATCGCTTGCCCGCCGACGAGCGCCGCGATCGACAGCGGGTCGAGACGGCCCTTCACCGGCGGCGGCGTCGGCGCCCAGCTTGTCGCGGACGTGTTCGGCGCCGTCGCCATCGACGGCAGTTGCGCCAGTTGCGGATCCACGTCGCTCGCGTCCTCCGCGTCCGGTTTCACGCCGCGGGCGGCGCGTTCGAGGGCTTCCGGAGAGAACATGGAATTGGTGGGCAGGAGCTTGTTCGCCAACACGTCCACCGCGGATGTCAACATGGCGAGAACCTCCTCAGTGCGTCACCAACGCGGGCGATCCGGGTTGGGGCGTGTTGCCGACCGGCGCGGAATTCTGATTCGAGTTGGCCGCGGCGCGGCCGGCGCCTTGGGGCGGCGACGGCGCGCCGGCCGGCGTCGAGGGTGCGGGCGGCGGCGGCAACTGTTGCGCGCGATCCCACGCGGCGCGCACTTGCGGGTCGAGCGCCAGATCTTCGCCCTTGAGCGCCAGGCTCGTCTTGATCGGCTCGGGCGGCTGTTTCTGCGACTCGGAGATTTTGCCTTCCAACTGCGCCAGGTAGCGGCCGACGAAGTACTCGGCCTCCGGCGTCGTGCTGAACATTTCGATCATCAGATCCGACACGGCCCACTTCACCAACTCCACGCGATGAATGGGCGCGTCGTACCAGGGCCGCAGCTTGAAGGGGTACGTGCGATCGGTTTCGGGATCGAGCGGCGGCGCCGCGGGCGGCGGCGGCTGGCCGGGGACGACGGGCGGCGGCGGCGGCGGCAAGTACTTCGCGACGTTCGCGCCGCGGATCCACTTCACGAACGCGTCCTGATTCTGCAACGCGCACTGATGCTGTTTGTCGAGCGCCGGGATCAGATCGGTTTGCCCGAGTTTCTGATAGACCGCGTACTGCGTATCGGCGTCTTTGAGATCGACGCCGCCGAGTTGTTTCAGATGTTCGATCGAGGCACGCTCACCCAGCGCGGTTTTGGGTTTGGTCGAGCCCGATGCCACATCGAACGCCACTTCCCCATCGAGATCAGCTTTCTGGTACGTCTCGAAGGCGTAGGAGCGGCTCTCGCTGACGACAGACGCGGTCCGTTCGGGCGGTCCATATTCGCGTTCGATCTCCATCTGTGACCGGCTGATGTCGCGGAAGCAATTCGCCCGCGATTGGAAGGCGCCGGCAAAGCGCGCCTCCCCCGCTTCGACCAGGAGTTGCATGGCCGAGAACGCTTCAACGCCTTCCGGTTGCTTGCCCTTGAGGATGTCGTTGATCCCGAGGGCGGCGTCGATCTCGGCGACGATCTGTTCGCGGAGCACGGCCCAATAGCGCGGCGGCTCGGTCCCCTTCCACAGTTCCGGCTTGCCGCCGCCGGGCGCGGGCGTGTACTCGGCGACCAGGCCGGGCATCGCGGGCGAATCGCCGAGCCACTGCACCTCCTGGCCTTTCGGTTTCAGGATTTGCGGAATGGCCATGCGCGTCATCATCATCTCGACAATCGAATCCAACCGATTCAATTGATCGAATTTCTGGATGACGGGATCGAGCGCACTGGAGGCGACCACGCGTCCGCCGACCTGTTCGTAGCCGGCGTGATGGAACGTCCAGCGCGGGTTGCCGGTCGCCTCGTGGTACGGCAGCGGGCCGGGGAGCCCCTCCGACTCCTCCAAGTGCAGCACAATCGGCGAGCCGTCGCCGGCCACGCGCAAGACGAGGCCTTCGGGATGCTCCGGCGTCGGCCGCATCCACAGTTCGTACTCGGCGACGCCTTCCTCCTCCGAACTGCCGGCCGTGCCGGAGCTGACCGGGCTGATCTCGGTCTGGAACGGCAACGCCTGAAAAATCTGCAACGATCGTTCAGTGGAGCTTTTCGAGAATTGGAGCCGCGAGAGGTACGGTTTCAGCTCGGCGTGCGTCTCGTAATACCGCTTGGTGCGCCAGCGCAAGCGGATCAGGAAATCGACATCCTTCCACCGCGGGCGCATCATCGGGAACGCGATTTCGAGCGGCGACAACGCCGTCGTCACCGTCTGGCCTTGCGGCTCGTACCGCATCCGCGGCTTGCCGGCCTGATCGAGCGCGGGCGTGAAATTGCCGGCGGCCGGCGTGTGACATTTCGGGCACGTCTGGCCGGCCTTGGCGATCTCGTCGCTGGTCACGTCGTACCCGCACTTGGCGCAGTGCTCCCACGGGATCGCGTAGTACTGGCCGTTGTCGTCGTACGCGACGTGGTACACCACGTTGCCGAGGACGATGAACCAGAAATCCCCCTCGTGCATCGTCTCGGGCATGTCGTTCAGCCCGTAGAGCACCGGCGCCAGCTTGCTGGCCGTCGTCGCCGTCGTGACCGACTTCACGTCATTGCGCAACGGCCGCACGTCGACGCTCGGGACCGTCGCGGTGAACATCGCGCGGATCGACTGGACCGCCTCTTTCGGCTTGCTGGTGACCGGCTTGGGCACGCCGCGGGCGACGCGCGCATCACGCCAGCCGTTCGACTGGTCGTACTGGCCGAGCCATTGCCGCATGTTCACGTAGTGCAGACTGCGCGTCCAGACGCGCTCGAAGCGCCAACGGTCGGCGAAGGCCTCGCGCTTGCACCGTTTGAACAGTTCCAGGTATTGCGGGTCGGTCATGCGCTGATCGGTGGCGACGATCGCGGGGGCGCCGGTGACCGGATCGGCGGCGGCCGGCGGCGCCGCGGCCGGCGCGGCGTCGGCGCTGTTTGGGGGGAACGTCATGACGACATCCCGCCAGTCGGCGCGGGCGTGCCGTAGTTGACGGTGCCGTCAGGATGCCAGCCGGCCGGCGCGTGCCGGGCATCGTCGTCGAAGATCGACAGGTCGGCGAAGCCGTCTCCTGGCGCGGCGGCCGGCGGCGTGTCGATCGGGCGAATCGTCGGCGTCGGGAGATCCAGATTCGTGAGCTGGCGGAGCAAGAGCACGCGCTCGGTTTCCAATTGATTGACGCGGGAACACAGAAAGTCGAGGAACGATTTCTGGATCGCCGCCTGTTGGCTGAGGATCTCGCGCCGGCCGCGTTCGGTCCCGAGATCCTGGCGGACCATCGCGAGTTGATGGTTGGCTTGTTCGCTCAGCAGATCGTGCCGATGGCGTTCTTCGGCCAGCGTCTCCGTGAGCGCTTCCAGATCCGCCAGCAAGCGTTCGTACACCGCAGCATTGATGAACATGGCCCCTCCGGGTACAACAGGTCGAACGCGGCCGGGGTGTTACGCGAGGCGGGTCTTACACGGGCAGACGACCGAAGGTCTAACGAGGCTCAGCCTACGCCTGACGGGCAATCGGCGCAAGTTAATCGGCGGATGTCCAGGCACTCTCCGCACTCACGCGCCGCGATGTCGATGTCGTCCCGGCACGGATAGCGGCGCTTACACGTCCGACAGGTTCGATGGGGCACACTCAGGCCTAATCGATCGCGCGGATCCTGAAGATACTCCCCCGTCTGCGGATCCTTCATCAGTTCGAGTACCGCGAGGCGCTCGGCGCGTCGCGGAGTTTGCGACGGGCGACCAGCTCGGGCCGTGGCGGCGGCATTCCCTCGCGCAGTCGCCGCTCCAGCTCGTCTAGGCCGCGTTCGACCATCGCCGGGATCGCCTCGCCGGCCTTGCGGCGGACGGCGACGCGCGCCGATCGATGATCGCGCCACGTCCACGCGGTAAACGAGGCCCGGCGCCCGCGGCCGGACAGTTTCCACATGCGACAATCATCGAGGCGTGCCCACGTCATCAGTGCCCTTTCAACACGCGCTTGTACGCGTGTAACGTGGTTTCGAGCATTTCGACTAACTCGTGTGACGGCGGCCCGAACACCTGGACGCAGAGATCGCCGCCGGGCATCCGGAGGATCGCGGCGACCAGATCGCCGTCGAGGACGGCCCGGTTGACGATCTCCCGGACTTGGGTCGGCGTGAACGGGAGCGGCGTCCCGTTCGCGTCCACCGCCATATTTTCGGCCGCCGCCGGCACGGCGCACATCGGGCACGGGTCGGCGCCGTGGAGCGCGCACTTCATGACTCCGGCACTTTCGGCGGGACGCGGTCATTGGCCGGATCGTCGCCTTTCGTGAGGACAAAGAGCGTCGTCGGACAATCGACAAAGTACACGCGGATCTGTTCGATGATCGCAATGGCGGTGTCGCGACTACTGCCGCCGACGTACGGATGGCGCAACACGAGCTGGAGCAAGCCGGCCAGGTGCATGGCGCCCGTCGCGGTCAGGAACACTTCGACCGGCGGATGCCCCGCCAGCTCCGCCGCCATGCGCTCAGAGATCTCTTTGTCGGTCATGACATCCGCCGCTCCAACTCGTCGGCCTTTTCGTTCAGGATCTCCGCGAGCCGCCGCGCCTCCAGCGCGGGCAGACTGAGCCACGCGACCGGCTTGCCGAATTCGATCCGGATGATGCCATTCTTGGGATCGACGCCGATGGCCGCGGCCAGTTCGCCTTCGTCGGTGGCGTCCTGCTTGCCGTACGGAAATTGCCCCGTAGCGCCGATCGGAAACGGAATCGACGGCGCGGCGCGCAGCGTCGGTGTCTCGGCGACGAACGGTTTGATCAACTCCGCTAACTCCGCTTCCGTTTCGGCGAAGATGATCCCGACGGTGATGTCGTCCGGGAATCCCGGATGGGATTCGGCCGACGCGCGGATCGGTTTGCCGGCCGTCATGCGATCGATGTTGCCGCGCACCAGGCCCAAGAGAATGACGCGGCGGCCGTCGTCGCCGCGGGCGACCGCGATCATCATGACGCGTCCTCCTCGGGCCACACCCAATGTTGCCGTTCCAGATCCTTGCGGATGATGGCCCGGTACCGCGGCGTGATCAGCGCGGCATTGGGCGGCGGGAACGCTTGCACCGACCGGCACTTTGGACACCCGAGCAACACGATCGCGGTGTGCGGGATGGGGTCCTCGGCGTCGATCTCACAGTGATCGAGCCGCATGATCAGCGTCCAGGCATGATCGCATTTCGGCGTCCAGCGTTCGGCCGCGTGGTCGATGATGTCCTCGTCGGGCGCGTCGGGCGGCAATCCGAGCGAACGTCGCATGGCCATGCGCAAGTACTCCAGTTGACGACGCGTCGTGTCGGGATCCTCGGTCATGAGCGGGGCCACAATATGATGTCTCGCTTCGTGCTGCATCCCGGCATAGAACATCTCGCCGTCCACGCGAATGTGTTCCTCGATGACCGCCTGGATCTCCGGTGTGCATTTGTCGGGCAGGACCGGCGGTAACTTGCAATGCGGACACACGGCCGGCTTGTCAGTCATGGCCCTGCCAGAATTCGCCGAGCGAGTACGGATCCGCCGGCGCATCGCTGGAGGCCTCGGCTTCGCACCGGGCGAGGTATTCGATCTCGGCACGGATGTGCGGCGCCAGCTTCGAGAGATCGCGGCCCGGCCGCGGCGGCGCCATCATCGGCGGTTCCGGCCGCGACATCACGAGGTAGCGGAGCGCCTTGGCCGCTTCAACGGCGCCGGACTCGCTCACGTCCTCGGCGTGCGTCGTGTCCTGGAGGAGTTGGGGGAGGCTCCGGATCACGTTCGTACACGAGGGATGGATGATCAACGCGGCGACTTCCCCCTCCTCGGTTTTCATCGGCTCGAACCAATGCTGGAGCCGTTGCCAGCCGGCGACCGGATCGTGCGTCGATTCGACGACCGGCAGACCGTGGCGGTACAACGTCTCGAAGGTGTGCTCGCCGATGTCGTCATCGCTCACATGGCCGGGCGCATTCCCCCACGCGTAGCCGCCGATGTCGATCTTTAGTTCGCGATTCATCCGGACGATCGCTTGCGCCAGATCGGACGCGACGGTTTCGATAAACGGATACTCGCGTTCGATGTAGAGCCGGCCATCGGGCAACACGACGGACCAGAGGAAGATCCCCGGCTTAAAGAAACCCCAATGGAGCGCACAGAGCCGCGGGACCGTCTTCGCGATCGGCAGCGTCTGGATGCGATCGGGTCGATGAAACGTCTTGAAGTACTGCAACGGGAAGATGTCCCGCCGACCGAAGCGGAACATCGCGCGGCGCGCCGGGCTGAGCGTCGCCAGGTTGTGAACGTAGCGCGGATCCGCGTACGGGTTATCCTCCAGGGACGTGTGGATGAAGTGATATTGATCCGGCTGGTAGTCGGGGTACAGCTCGGCCGGCGGATTCTTGGTGATGAAGAATTCTTCGACGAAGCTGGAGAGCGGGCCGCCGGGGTTCTCGCCGGCCAGCACCAGGCCGCGCCAGTCTTTGCGCCCGCGCGTGCGGCCGGTCGAGGCGGAAATTTCGGTGAACTGAATCGCCTCGAATTCTTCGAGTTGCTCGAACACGATCAGATCCACGTCGCCGCCGATGTAGTTTTTGTAGTCGTCGGTCTGGTAGCAGTGGCCCCAGATGATCTCGGAGCCGGTCGACGGGAAATCCATCTGTTTCTTGTTGTACTTCGCGCCGATCCGCTTCGCCTCCTTCACCGCATATTTCATGTGGTTCAGTTCCAACTCGGGGAAACTGCGGCGGAGAAACAGAATCGAAAAATCCTCGAACGCGTCACAGAGCCGGTAGCAGATCCGGCGGATCATGGCGGACTTGCCGCTGTTGCGATGGCCGCCGACGCCGAGGAAGCCATAGAGCTGTAATTCGATCGTCTCCTCGACTTCGACCTGGCGCGGCAGCGGCAAATAGAACAGCCGGCCGTCCACGTCGTTCATTTTCCATTTCAGTTGGCGCTTGAAACAGGCCTTCGTCGGACACGTCCAAGCCTCGACGTGATCCACCATGCGAATGACGAATTCGCTCTGGCACCAACAACAACGAAAAACGGGGACCCAATCGCTCATGTAGGAATCTGATTGTCGGCCGACATTTCGCGTTCGAGCCGCTCGGTGTCCTCGACGGACGTGGCGTACAGCCGCGTGACGAAGGCATGGACAACGATCCCGCTCTCGGTCATGCCGTGCCAGACGCGCGCCGGCACGGAGCCGTCCGGCGTCTTGAGGATCTGATGCTCCGACGTGCTTTCGAGCGTCACTTTCATGGCGAGGCCTCCCCTTGCGATCCTAGATCGAAGTTATCGAGGAGCTGGGCCAACTGCTCCCGGCTGTAGATCGGGCGCATCATCAACTCGAACGCGTCGTGGTCACTCACGCGCGTGTCCGGATGCTTGCTCAGATCGCTGAGCATCGAGGTTTTGGCGTGGCGCACGGCGGTGGCGAAGCTGGTCCGCGGGACGTAGTAATCGAATTCCAGCAACGCCCGTTCCCGACAGTACAGCAGGTGTTCGTCTTTCGTGCTCATGGTCAGTGCGGATAGACCGTCTCCCGACTGCCCTGGCGCATCTCGCGGAAATCGAGCAAGGCCCGCGCGGCGGCCTCCTCGGGGAGCCCGATACGCTCGACCAGAAATTTGACGAGCAAGCCATCAGAGACGGCCGCTTCGATGGCACTGCTGAGCATCCCGAGCACCTCGCGCGCCTTGGGCAGATCCATCTGGATCTTGGTCGTCTCGCCGCGCTGGCGGGTCGCCTCGTCAATCGGCGTGATCAGCAGTTCGACGAGCCCCTGTTTGGTTTTCGCGCCGTAGATGCTCGCGAGTTGGATGTCGTGAAAGATGCCGTCGTGCGCTGACATTTAGAACAGACTCCCTTGCTCCGCGGCTGGTGTGACCGTGGGACGCGTGACGGGCGCGTGCGGATAGGTCGCGACGATCTGCGCGTCGGCTGGCGGGTCCTTCGCGGACGCGGTATAGACGCCGCCTGGCCACGCCGGAAGCCTGAACACGCGCCAGGTGTTGCCGAATCGTTCGGCGCCGTGGCGCGCCGTGTCGTGCGCGGCCGGGAGCGTCACCAGCCGACCCCCACGTCTTCCCCGCGCAGCTCGCTCAGGAGCCGCCGCACGGTTTCGCGGCGAACCTCCCGCGGCGCCTGGCCAAACAACTGCACCGCGTCCATCAGATCGCAGAGGCGATCGAGCGCGGCGCGGTTCGCGTCCGTGACATCATCACGAATGCCGGGCACGTCGGCGTAGAGATCCAGATCCGGTTTCAGCCAGGCGATGCGGGCCTCGTGCTTTTTCTTCGCGGAGCCGCGGCGGACCAGAGTCAATGAACCGGCCGCCTTTCTCGTTTGCCGAACAGCCGGCCATGATTCAGTTTGATGCCCCGTTGTCGTTCGCGGTACCGGGCCTCGGCACCGCCCGCGGCGCATTCCTCCTCGGTGAACCGCCGGTTCGTCCGGTAGTCCGTGCGCTTCGCCTGATTCTGACGGTTGATCTCGGCGCGGGTCATTTCAGACTCCACACAAACCTTCGCACTCAGGACCGAACAGCATCCGCAGCGGGCGCGCTGGTGCGGGCGTCGGCACTAACACCACTTGATCGAGCGGGATCCGTTGCGCGTGCAGGTACGGGATGCCGCTCGGGAACGAGGTTCTCGCATAGGCGGCTTGGATCTCGCGCTCTTTCACGACCGCATCAGCGAATTCCTCGGGCGTGAGCGCCAACCATTCCGTGTCGTTGTGAAACGGGCAAAACGTACAGGCCGAGCGCGGCGGACGCGGAAACCCGTGCGCCTTCATCCAGGCGATACAGTCCTCGCGATCCATGTCCAGTTCCAACAAAGGGTGTCGTTTCACGATCCACGGTTCACGCGACGGCTTCGCCCGTTGCGGTTCGTCGGCGCTGATGCCGATCCAGGTGGTCGCGAGCACCGGCGTGTTTTTGGTCGCCCGCTTGAGGCCGACCAGTTCCTTGACCTTCCGCGTGATCGGCGTCGTCTTGAAACCGCGCGTACACTGCCGCTTCCCCATGCCCTTCCGTGTGGCTGAGCCCAAGTCGCCATTGACGAAGTAGATCGGGATGCCGGTTGAGATATAGGTCCGCTGGCCGTCGCGGGTCCGCCGGATGGTCGATGCCGCTTTCCAGAGATCGCCGCCCGTGACGCGGTACACCGGAAATGGCAAACGCGGCGTGAGCCAATCGAGCCAGTCGTACACGGCGCGTGGTTCGTGATGCGTGTCGGCGAAGATCGCACAGGTCGGCATCGGTGAGATTTCGCCAGCGGCGGCCATCAGGCAGAGCGCCGACGACTGCACGCCCGCGCCGAGCGAAATAACGTGAATCATGTTCCCTATACTTCCGTGATCTCGATGTTGTAGATCGCTTCGACGAGTTTCTTGCGCAGTTCGTAGGCTTCGGTTTTTGACGCGGGACTTTTCACGTCGACGACGCGGAGCGTGTCTTTCCCGCAGTACTGTTCCCAATAGCGGAAATCCGCTTTGAACACGCCGCACTGGATTCGGCCGCGGTCCGCCGTGTCGATGTAGATCGGAAACTCCGGCTGTCGTTCGAGTCGATCGATCTCTTTCAAGCGCTCGCGCATTTTCAGCAACAGGTAATGCGCGGATTCTTTTTTCGAGTCGAACAGGATCCCGTCGACGGTGACTTTTTGGTTGCCGAATTTCTGGCGCGCGGGCGGTGTGGCGCCGAGCGGCGCACTCCCGTGTTTGGCCGCGTGGGCGCGCACGTCGGCCAGCGTCCAACGTGGGCTCACTGACGCCACCCTTCGGCCTTGCGCGCCGCGGCCAGCTTCGCGTCGAACACCGGCAAGGGGGACGGGCACCCGTGATACGCACGATTGAGGCAGCACGGCGAATCCGGGCTCCCGGTGTTGCGCGAGCCGCCGCCGGCCGCGGGACTGCGATGTTGGTACAGGCCGGCCGCCCAACACGAGAGGCCGATGCACTGCGCATCGCGGAATTCGTACCGCCGCTTGTCCTTCACCTTCCGGAAGATCATCGCGGCCTCACGCGAACGAATTCCCACAACACGGGCGGCACACACCGTTCCGGCCTAATCATTGACGACAGCCCGCAGCACGCTGCCGGCCATGCGGCGGAGATCGCCGCGCGTGGTCGGCCGAACGCTCTGCAACGGCGCGAGGCCATCGCGATTCGGCGCCGGTGGCGCCTGGTCGGCCGGCAGCTCCGGCGGCGCGCCGCCCGCGCACTCAGCGCAGCGGACGAATTTTCGCGTCACGCCGATCACGCTGGTGAGGCGGACGCGGTCCCCGCTCTCGTACGGACGATTACAGCCGCCACAAAATCCGCCACGGTCAGCGCGCGTCCATTCGTACATGGCCGGCTCCCTTGTGCTGGTGACGTTGGAGGAGAAACGCTTGCTGGCCGCAAGTGCCGATGTAGGCGGGGACCGGGATCCCGAGGCTCCGGCGGCGATAGGCGGCGCTGTCCAGGGCGGCGAGAATTTGCCCGGTGTTCTTCATCTGGCCCGGCAGCTTGTTCGCGACCAGCCGCTTGAAGTTTTCGATCCCGGTCCCCTCGGTGTCCTCGCCGCGTTGCGTGATGCCGGCGGCGTCTTCGAGGAGATCGACGATGTAGGTATGCGCCAGCCGAACCATAACTTTGTAGTTCTGGTTGGGCGTACGCACGGCATCCCAGCGGTGCGGTTGTCCCTTTTGCCAGTGCGTGCCGGTCGGTGGTCCGTGCGGCGGCGCGTGCGTGGAATCGGGCAAATCCGGCGAAATCTCGGGGATTTCGGCCCCGTTGTCCCCTTTGTTGTCCCCTTTGCGGCTGGGGCGCCGGAGCACGAGGATCCGCCCCTCGACGCCTTTGCCGGTGCGGCGATGCGGCGGCCGAAGCATCGGATCGTCGGCCTGGACGGTCGTCAGCGCCTCCGGGTGCAGCGAGTAGATCCGGGCATGGCCGCGGCCGACGCCGTTGGTGAGGATGCGGAGGAACCCGCACCGTTCGAGCGCCCGGAGTTGATTTTTGATGGTCTGCCGGCAGAGCCGGCGCCGCTCGCGGCCGTAGCGCGAATCGACCAGATATTTGACGGTCAGGTGGGTGAAATCGCCGTCGTCGTCGGCCAGGGCGGCGAGTTTGCCGGCGACACCACGTTTCAAGAAATCAGGCAGATCGGAACGCCACACGGCATTGACGATCGGCTGACTCATGACGCCGCCGTAACACGAAACTGCACGTCGCTACGCCTCTCCCGCGGAACGTCCGCGAGCGGCAAAAATTGTGAGGGGTGTAGCGCTGGAAGGCCGTTGACCGGACAGTCGGGCCGTGCTATTGTCCGGGCTGTTCTCGCGGTGCGGCCTTCCTCGCCACACCTGACGGCCTCCGAGTTGCCACTCGCGAGGCCGTTTTCGTTTTTGCCCGTTCAGTCTACCGCGGTTGTCAAGTGCTTGGGGTCCAAGGGCTTGGGATCCCTGCATCTGGTGGGTCAACGGACGTGCGTCATCGACCTGGCACAAGCCAGATCCATCCGCGGTCATGTTGTAGCACCTGGTGGCATCCGCGGGTCCCTGACTCGATGATTCACAGGAGCGCAGTGATTTCGTACGCGGGTGTTACGTCAGGAACCTTACACCCGTACGCGTATCGGCCTCGCGGATATTTCTGACAGGTCCCCTAACGCGGCGCGCCGCGAGCTGTCCCTGTCGCGCCGTCGCGTGCGTTGGTGTCCCCTCGACTTGTGGTGGGAATTCCGACCGCCACCAGTGGTTGTTTCTGCCAGTGTCAATTGTAATTTTTGCGAAGGTTCGTCAAGCGGATCTCCCCTCCGGTCCGACTTTCGCCCCCCGGTGATGCGCGCGGGGGCGTGAGCCCCCTGTCCTGATCCGTCCGTGATCTACGTCCCCCTCTCCGTCCTGATCCGATCTTCGTATCTACGTGGCCCCGCCAGTTGTCCCCTCCTGTTGGCCGCTTTCACCCTCTCAGTTGTCCCCTTCCTGTTGTCCCTTTTCGGCGGCCGTTCCGAGGCTGTCTGTTGACCCTTTTTGGCGAAGGGACCTTCGCTGTCTGATCGGCGAAAGTGGATTCGGGGCGGGAGTCTGCGAAAACGGTTCTCAGAAAAACCGGAATTTCTGAGAACCGTGTTCTACGAGTTGATCGGATTGTTGCCGAGCCGCGCGACGACCACGCACCCGGCCAGAGATGATGAATTTCCGCTTCGGCCACGCGGCCGGCTGGTCCGATGGTCGACCGCGCCGTGACGCCACAGCCCTTGCACGTCCGGGTCACCGTGCGGTCCTCGTGCAGCACCACGATCGCCCAGCCGATGTCTTTCGGCACGCCGACCTGGAACGCGCCGAAGTAGTCGATCCGCTTGGGATCGTCGTCCCCCACGCGTTTCATGTCTCGGTCCGCACGATGATCAGGGGCCGTGGCGGGCGCGTGTTCAACAGCTCGACGATCGCCTGTCGCTGCGTTTCCTTCATCGCGAGCCCGAGCACGGCCTGGATGAGCGCTTGTTCGCGCGTCATGTCGCCGCGCTGGACGATCGTCACGAGCTGGTACAGGAGCGGCTCGGTGAGTGCCGCCTCCTCGATGTCACGCCACGACTTCACGGCTTCGCCTCCGTTCGTACTCATCGCGCGCCCGTAGAAACGCGGCGAACGCATTGTCCGCCCGGAGTTGGTTGCTCCCCCCACGGAGTAGCCAGGATCGCCACGCCAGGGCCGTCACGTACTCTTTCAACGCTGGCAGCGGGAGCGGCGGCGCCCAGGATAAGCGGTGCGCCTGGTCGGCCACGGCCATGCGCGGCCCGTGCTGATCACACGCGTACATCGGCAACGGGTAATGGTCCGAATAGCACACCCACGTCGCCGGCTTCCCGCACAAAGCCGCGGACCCCCACTCACACGTCGGGTCGGGCGCTACAGCGCGGCGAGCGCCGTGCGTTTGATCTTCCATCCGCCATCCTTAATTGCGGCCAGCGTGCCCGCCTGACACGCGCGACGAATATACGTCTCGGTCAAGCCGGTAAACTGCGCGGCCTCGGGAATCGTGAGAAACAGCTTCTCGGAAGTCTCAGAAGTCTTCTGAAGGGTGCGCAGAATCGTCTCGATGAGCGCGGCACCGTTCAGTGCCGGCCCGATCGGCGCGAGTTGCTCATGGCCGTTCGTCCCGCCGCCCGCGCCGCTGGCCGGCGGCGCCGCGCCGGGCGAATCCACAATCACCGCGGCCGACATGCGATGAGCCAGGCGGTTCACGTCCTCGGGATTATAGACGGCCAGTTTCGGACCGCCCGCGGGCCGCTTCCACTTCGCTTGCTTGATCTTCCCGTCTTTGACGTAGTTCTCGATCGTCTTCGTGCTCACCCCGATCAGGTTGGCGGCCTGTTGTTTGGTCGGCCAAGTGGAATAGTCGCGTGTCGGCTGGAGAACTTTGGTCATACCGCCGAGTGTAACCGACATTCTGAGAAAAGTGCGAAGACTTCTCAGAAAGGGTATGCTTGCGCCCATGAAAAAGCGGCTCGTAATTGGCCCCGGCGTCACCTGTGATCTCCCGCGGCTGATCGCGACGCGGCTGTTGGTGCAGGCCTCCAGCGGCGCCGGTAAATCGTGGCTGTTGCGCCGGCTCCTGGAACAATCACACGGCAAGGTGCAGCAGATCGTGATCGATCCCGAGGGGGAATTCGCCAGCCTCCGCGAGAAATACGATTACGTGCTCGCGGCGCGCAAGGGCGGCGATACGCTGGCGGATCCGCGCACGGCCAAGCTGCTGGCCGAGCGGTTGCTCGAAGTGGGCGTCTCGGCGATCCTCGACATCTACGAACTGCCGCGGCACGAACGCGTGCGATTCGTCCGGCTGTTCCTGGAGGCGCTCGTCGACGCGCCAAAGAAACTCTGGCATCCGGTCCTGGTGGTGCTCGACGAGGCGCACGTCTACTGTCCGGAGAGCGGGGAAGCGGAGAGCGCCGACGCGGTCAAGGGGCTCTGTAGCCTCGGGCGGAAGCGCGGTTTCTGCGCGGTCCTCGCGACCCAACGGCTCTCGAAGCTGGCGAAGGATGCCGCGGCCGAGTTGAATAACAAGCTGATCGGCCGAACCTCGCTCGATGTCGACATGGCGCGAGCCGGCGAAGAATTAGGCTTCACGAAGGCGACGCGGTTGCAGCTCCGGGACCTGGAGGACGGCGAATTCTTCGCCTTCGGGCCGGCGCTCTCGCGCGTGGTGACGAAGGTTCACGTCGGCGGGGTCACGACGAAGCATCCGAAGGCCGGCGGCCTGGCGGCCATCGTGCCGGCGCCGTCCGCCAAGATCAAGGCGCTGTTGCCGAAGCTGTCGGATCTGCCGGCGGAAGCCGAAGCGCGCGAACAGAGCGTGACGGAATTGCGCGCCGCACTGGCCACGGCGCGCCGCGAGTTGACGGCCGCCAAGAATGCGCAACCGAAAGTCGAAACGCGGACGATTGAAAAATTCGTGTTGAAGAAAGGCCAGCTCGAACGCGTCGAACATCTCGTGAAACTCGGGATCAGCTTCTCCGGACAGATCGCCCTGGCGGCGAAGGGGCTCGCGGACGCGCTCGCGCGGCGAACTTCTGAGACTACCGAGAAACCTCCTCAGAACGGTTCTGCCGGCACCGCCGCCGCCCCCGGCGCGTCTCGGGTATTCCCCGGCGCGCGGCGAGCGATCGACGCGTCTCAGAAGCCTACTCAGACATCTGAGAACGCTTCTAACACTGGCGCTCTGCCGTCTGGCGAGCGGGCGGTGTTGACCGCCGTGGTGCAATTCCCAGGGCTGGATCGCAGTCGGCTGAGCGTGTTGGTCGGCCTCAAGAAATCGTCCAGGGATCAGTACCTCGTTCGTCTGGCCGGCCGCGGCCTGATCACAATCGACAAGAAACACATCAGCCCCACGGAGGCCGCGGAGTCGGCGCTCGGCGATTACACGCCGTTGCCGACTGGCGCCGCATTGGTCGATCACTATCGGCGAGAATTGCCGGAGGGGGAGCGGCGGATCATGGACTTGCTCGTCTCAGACGGCCCATCGCTGAGGCGCGCCGCGATCCAGGAAGCCACCGGGAAAAAGAAATCGAGCACCGACCAATACCTACTACGGCTCAAGGCTCGCGGGATCGTGGCGGACGACGGCCCCGGCGCCGTCCGCCTTTCCATCTGAGGAGAACATCGATGATGCAAGCGCCCGACTTCGGCACGCTGCCACCACGCATCGCACGATTGCCGCTCGAACAGGGCTGGCCGGTCCCATGGTTCGTCTACCGCGGCGAGGACGGCACCGGCACGCCAGATTTTCGCGTCGTCGACAAACGGAAATTCGCGCAAGCGCTCAAGGAACGGAAGTGTTGGATCTGTGGCGATCTCCTCGGGCACTGGCTCGCGTTCCCGCTCGGGCCGATGTGCGCGATCACGCGGACGATCTCCGAACCGCCGTCGCATCGCGAGTGCGCCGAATGGTCGATCCAGAACTGCCCGTTCCTCTCGAATCCGGCAATGGTGCGTCGCACCGACAATGTGCCGGCCGAGGCCGAGGAAGCGGTCGGCTTCGGCCTGAAACGCAATCCCGGCGTGATGGCGTTGTGGATGACGCGGACCTTCGAGACGTTCCGCGTCGCGAGAAGCCAAATCGGCAATCCTGGCGTCCTGATCACAGTCGGCGAGCCGGCGGATGTAACGTGGTGGTGTGAAGGGCGACGGGCGACGCGGGCCGAAGTCAAAGCCTCGGTCGATAGCGGGTTCGTCAATCTGTTGAACGCGGCCAAGCTGCAAGGGCCAGTCGCGATCGAGGAACTAGGAAAACAGGCAAAGCGCGCGGAGGCGTTGTGGCCAATCTAGCGGCGATTACCAATCGCCTGGCGGCGTGTATCTACTTCGCTGACATGGAAGCGAAGGATCAATCGTCAGTGCTGTGGGACATGGTCCCGGTGTCGAAACAGAACTGGTACGTCAAACAGGCAACCAAGGTGCTGAGATATGCCGCGTCACGAATCGAACGGCCGCCCAGCCGATCGGCGGCGCGGCGTCCATCATCGGGCGATTGAACCGTACTCGCTCGCGCTGTCGGAGGATGCCGTCGAAGCGCTCGCGCGGGGGGAGTGTCCAGAGGACGTGGCGCTGTCGTGTTGGGAGATGCTCCGATGGAAACGCGACGCCACCCGCCGCCGCGTCCGGGAGCTGAACGGCGAGACGTGAGACGGACGATCCCGCGCTGGCGCCGAATGACCGTCCGGCCGGCCAGGAGGCCGCGGCCGGCGCCGCTGCCGCCCCTTGGCAGCTACCAAGACGGGATCAACGTGCTGCGGTGCTCGCGATGTTTCGCGCCCGTCGCGCCCGGTTGTGTCTGTTTGGGGCCATGCTGGTGTACGTGGTGTGGCCGAAGCGATCCGAAGCTGTTCCGCAAGAATCAGCCCCGCTGTTGTAAACACTGTTGCTCGCAAGGTCGACGGCCGAAACCTTGCTAGTATAGGTTCGACCGCTCGACCACACCCGCCCGCGTAACACCCGCCGCGTTCCAAATCACGCCCAAAGGGAAAGGAGCAAGCTGCCAGCGTTCCGCCCGCCCCTCTTACACCCGTGAAGGAGTTTCCCTATGTTTGCAGTCTCATGCGACAACGCTTCCGAGTTGGAGATCACCGCCGTTCCGGACGGCACGATCGACGGCGCGCTCCAGGTCGCCATCATCAGTGGCGACGGCACCGTGTTTCAGGATCCGGCGACTCCGCTATCGTTCGTCGTTCGCAGTGGCACGGCCGTTGTGGATCCGAACGACCCGACCGGCGCCGCCGGCCAGACCGTCTACCGCGTCACGGCCGACGTGCGCGTCGGTCCCGATGTCAGCAACATCACCGAGGATGTCGTTCTCAGTGTGACCGCGGTCCCGCTGCCCGAGGCGACGACCTTCGGCCTCCAGGTGAGCGCGCCCCGTCCCAAAGGTGGCGCCGCCGCGCCGGCCGCTCGCTCGCGTCGCTGAGGGATCCGATGTCAGCCATTGACGCGGTCCGCTCCGCTGTCCTCGCTGCGATTGCGGAGATCGACACTCAGTTGACCCAAACCGGCCCGACGCTCGAAGGGCTCCGGGACTACGCCCGCCTGAACATTCAGGACGGGACGCGACGCGAGATCGACGATGCGATCGGCGACTACGATCGGCGCGTCGGCTTGCTCAATGCTGCGAAGACGACGTATCAAACGTCGCTCGACAACATGACGGCGGCCGACAAGGCGTTGACCGACGACGGCGCGCCGACGCTGCCCGAGCGGCAGATCAGCCCGGCCGCCATCGCGGATCTCGACGACCAGCTCTCGACGATGGGCGCCGCGCGTTCACTGTTCGTGGCACAAGCGACGACGTTAGGGCTGTCGGCGGGCGAGCCGCGGCCGAAGACGACAGGGTAAGTCTGCGAAAACGGTTCTCAGAAAGTCGGCGTGTTTCTGAGAACCGTTTTCTGAGAGGGAAGCTATGCCAAAAATCAAAGCGTTTCTCTGGCGGCTGGTCTATGCGGTGCTCCTGATTCTGGTGCTGTTGTTCGTGACCCCGCTAGTATTTGAACTAGTCGGCTTGGGGCTCCCAACGGGACCGGCCCTCTCGCTGCTTAGGTTCGCGTTCGGGTGTCTGATTCTGATCTTCATTTTCTTCGGGCCAGAACCGTACGCGCCGTTCTGAAAAATTGACGGGCGGTGGTAGTAGAATTCGCCCGGTGACCCTCGACGAATTGCGCGAAACGGTGCGCGAGATGAGAGCCAATGCCAGTGAGCGCGCACGTCTCTACGGCGCCATGCTCGGCGTGAACGAGGCGTTCGTCGAATCCCTCATCCCAGCCCTCGGGGACATCAGCATCGACGAACTGTATACCGCCCTGGAGCGCGAAGCCTTAGCCGAGCGCGAACGTCTTCGGCGCGAGCTGCGCGAACATGACTCTGAAAGATGAAATTCGAGCCGCGATGCTCGCCATTGCGCGGCGCGAACCGATCCCGCCGCCGCGGCCACTTCTGATCGACGAGGCAGACGCGGAGATATGCCGTCCCTGTCAAAAAGCGACCGCGAACGCGTCTTAGGGCCGCGGAGCGGCCAGTGTCCGGTGTGCGGCGGGACGCGAATCCGCCAATACTGCCGGAGCTGCGACGTGTTTTTCGAGGAGTGCCAGTGTGAGGCGCCAGTCCCGCACGCCGGCCACCGCACCTACCGCTGGGTCCGCGGCGAGATCATCGCCAATCCCGATTTCGATGAGATGCTGACGCGATCGAGCGGGCCACCGACGCCGGAAGCGCGGCGCCGGCATCTGTTCACCGGCCAGTAACTACTTTTCAACGTAAAGCGCCTTGTAATCTGCGGGCCGCGTGCGCCGCACGCCGAGCATGACGCCCGGCCTGGAGCGGTTTGCGCTCGTGGAGCGCCCAAAGCATCGC